GTATTGCAACAACTCCATATGTAAATAACGGCAATATGAGTCCTGCAGGCGGCGGACAGTACAGTAGTTCAAGCACAGTAGGCGGTGGCGGAGCCAAAGGTATGGTAGGCCCACAGTCTAGTATGAGCGGAAGTCGTTTTAGTACTGATGATAGTGAGTTTACTGTTGATGCTGATCATGTTATACATTTAAGTTTATCAGAAGGACTAGACAACAACTATCCATTTGGTAACAGTCTACTAGAAACTATCTTTAAAGTTTACAAACAAAAAGAATTACTTGAAGATGCAATTATTATCTATCGAGTTCAACGTGCGCCTGAGCGCAGAGTATTCTACGTTGATGTGGGCAACATGCCTTCACACCTTGCGATGCAATTTGTGGAGCGTGTTAAAACGGAAATACATCAAAGACGTATCCCATCGGCGACAGGAGGCGGTCAGAATGTCATAGACTCTAGTTATAACCCCCTATCAATCAACGAAGATTACTTCTTCCCACAAACAGCAGAAGGTAGAGGCTCAAAAGTTGAAACACTTCCAGGCGGTACTAACCTAGGAGAAATTGATGACTTACGATACTTTACTAATAAGCTGGTACGCGGATTACGTATCCCAAGTTCGTACTTACCAACTGGAGCAGATGATTCAGCTTCACAATACAATGATGGTAGAGTGGGAACAGCATATATCCAGGAGTTGCGTTTTAATACCTATTGTGAACGTCTGCAAAACTTAATTGTAGAAGAGTTTGATACAGAGTTTAAACGCTATCTATTAGAAAAAGGTGTAAACATTGATACAGCAATGTTTGATCTTAAATTTCAACCACCACAGAACTTTGCAAGCTATCGTCAAGCAGAAATTGATAATGCTCGTGTGCCAACATATACACAAATGAGTGCTATTCCTTATATTTCAAATCGCTTTGCAATGCAACGTTTCTTAGGATTAACTGAAGAAGAGCTTGCAGAAAATGAACGTCTATGGCGTGAAGAGAATGAAGAAAATCTAGATCCGATTCCAGGTGATGCAAGTGCAGAAATGCGAGATGCAGGTATTAGTAGTGCCGGTATTGCAGGAGACTTAGGCGGAATAGAAGATGAAGCTCCAGAAGGTGCAGGCGGCGAAGATGGCGGGGACGCTGCTGCACCGGATACTGTAACAGGACAAGAACTTGGTGCTCCACCACCAGGAACTGAGCAAACGATATAAATACAATATGATACTTAGAGAATTATTTTATCACGACCCAGAAACTGTTGAGCCCGTAGAAGATAAACGCTACGAGCCCGAATACGACGACTCGCCTATGAAAAAAGACGATACTCGTAAAACACGGTTGACTCTAAGCCAAATCAACAGAATCCGCAAAGCATCTGAGCTACATACAGAAGAAAAACGTAAAGAACAAGAGTTCGTAAAGCAAATGTATGGTCTAGCAGCAAACACAGAGGCCGGCGGAGTTTAATCATTGCCTAAAATAGATAAGTCTCAATACACTAAAGAACAGTGGAAAAAACTTAAACTTGAACGCAAAGAACGTAAAGATCTTAAACGCAATCTAAAAGATTCTAGTGTTGAAACTATTGACACTGAGCCAAAATTTCAAGATATTGCATTTGTTATTGGTAATGGCACATCTCGGTCTAGCATTGATTTACCTCAATTAAAAGAAAATGGCAAAACATATGCTTGCAATGCAGTGTATAGAACATTTAGCCCAGACTATCTAGTAGCTGTTGATGTTAAAATGGTTCTTGAAATTAACAAAGCAGGATACCAACATAAAAACGAAGTTTGGACTAATCCAAACAGAAGCTATCAAAGAATGCAAAATTTAAATTACTTCAGTCCAAGCAAAGGTTGGAGTAGTGGTCCAACAGCATTATGGCTTGCTGCACAGCACGGATACAAAACAATATACATTCTAGGATTTGATTATCGCGGATTAAATGACGGCACTACATTTAATAATATATACGCCGATACAGCTAACTACAAAAAAAGCACTGACGGCGCAACATTTTTTGGAAATTGGTCTAGACAAACACAATCAGTTATTAAAAGCTCTTCAAAAATAAACTTTGTAAGAGTGATAAATAAAGATAGTTATATTCCACAAGAATTTTCAAAATTCAATAATTTAGAACATATCACAGTCGAAGAGTTTAAAAAATCCTTCGAAATTCTGTAATCTTTATGAAAACGGCCCGTTTTGAGCCTCTTTTAACATACTTTTTAATTAATCATGTAAATATATTATGACAGCCCCGTACAGGAGTATTCTTCTGTGCAATTAAAACATTTATAGGAGTTACTAATGGCAGATCTAAATAAATTTGAGCAAATGCTCGAGCTACTTGTTAATGAAAACAAAGAAGCAGCACAAGAATTATTCCACGAGATTGTAGTTGAAAAATCACGTGATATCTATGAGTCACTACTAGAAGACGAAGCTGAAATTGACGAAGCTGATGACGAAGAAGTAGATGAAGCATCAGACGAAGACCTAGATGAATCAGACGAAGACCTAGACGAAGACGATTCAGAAGAAGTTGAAGAAAACTTTGACATGGATTCATTTGAAGTTGAAGCAGACGACGACATGGGCGGTGACGCAACCGACGACATGATGGCAGACCTAGGCATGGACGACGAAGGTGAAGAAGGCGACGAAGACGAAGGTGAAGAAGGCGATGTTGAAGATCGTGTAGAAGACCTTGAAGATGCGCTTGACGACCTAAAAGCAGAATTTGAAAAAATGATGGCTGGTGACGACGAAGGCGACGACATGGATGACATGGGCGACGACGAAGGTGAAGAAGAGCCAGAAGAAGCATTTGCATTTGAAGCAACAGACGAAGAAGTTGATGAATCAGACGACACAGAAATTGAAGAAGGTGGACATTCTGATCAAATGATCAAAGATAAAGAAAATATGTCAAAAGCAGAGTTTGAAAAGAAGTATGGCGATGCAGCTAAAGACATGGACGAATCAGCAAAAAGCGCAAGCGAAACAATGCGTGAGTATGTAGAAAAAGTATCAGCTACAATGGGCGACAATGGTGCAAACACTAAGTCATCAGTAGCAGGTCCAAACGACATGGGCGGAACAGCCGGCAACTTAAATCAAGCTGCTACAGCAAGCGACCCAGAAGCCGGAGCAGGCGGAACAGTTAAAGGTAATGCTTTAAGTGATACAAGTGCAAAGGACATGAATACCAAGAATAGAAATGTTGTTGGTGGTACAAGTGCCAAAAAAGGCATGAAAAACGAACCTGGCCATGGCGCTGAGAAAAAAGGCAAGCCAGAGACTGCTGACAATAAAAAATCTACTGTCGGCAAATAAGAAGAAGTAAGGAAATCTAGATGAGAAACTTACAAGAGCATTTGACATTCGACCAAGCTAATATAGTGCTTGAGAATGCCAACGAAGGCAAAGACCTTTATTTAAAAGGTATTATGATCCAAGGTGGTGTTCGCAATGCTAATCAGCGAGTGTATCCTGTAAATGAAATAGGCAGGGCTGTCAAAACTCTCAATGATCAAATTAGCAACGGGTACAGTGTTCTCGGTGAAGTTGATCATCCAGAAGGACTTAATATTAATATTGACCGTGTAAGCCATATGATAACTGAATGTTGGATGGATGGTGCAAACGGTTACGGAAAACTAAAAATATTACCAACACCGATGGGCAACCTAGTTAAAACAATGTTAGAAGCAGGTGTTAAACTAGGTGTCTCATCGCGTGGTAGTGGTAATGTAGCAGATGACGGTAGCAATACCGTTTCTGATTTTGAAATAATCACCGTGGACGTTGTGGCTCAGCCTAGCGCCCCTGGTGCATATCCTACACCAATTTATGAACACTTAATGAATGCACGTGGGGGAATGAAGGCATACGAATTAGCACAGGCAACAAAACACGACGACAAGGCACAAAAGTATCTTAAGGAATCGTTGATCAACATGATCAACAAACTCCAATGAAACAGGAGAATGTAATGATAGATGCACTGAAAACACTCTTTGAAAATGATGTTGTTTCAACTGAAGTCAGAGCACAAATTGAAGAAGCTTGGGACGCAAAAGTTCAAGAAAACAAAATGCAGGCAACTGCTGAGTTACGTGAAGAATTTGCTGAAAAGTATGAGCACGATAAGTCAACTATGGTTGAAGCTATTGACTCGCTACTATCCGAGCGTCTTGCTGAAGAGATTGCAGAGTTTGCAGAAGATCGCAAACAGCTAGCAGAAGCAAAAGCAAAATATGTTGTTGCAATGCGTGAAAATGCAAATCTACTAAAGGGTTTCGTTGCTGAAAATTTAGCAAATGAAATTAAAGAACTACGAGCAGACAAATTAGCAATGGCTGAAAACTATGCCAAGCTAGAAGAGTTTGTAGTAGAGGCTCTAGCAGGGGAACTTGCAGAATTTAATGAAGACAAAAAAGACTTAGCTGCTACTAAAGTAAAATTAGTACGTGAAGCTAAAACACACTTCGCTAAAGTTAAAGCTAACTTTATCGAAAGAAGTGCTACCGCAGTATCTGAAATGGTTGGTAAATCACTTAAAGGTGAAATTACTGCACTTAAAGAAGATATTGATACAGCACGTAGAAACGACTTTGGTCGTAAAATATTTGAAGCATTTGCAAATGAGTATACAACTTCACACTTGAATGAAAATTCAGAAGTTTCAAAACTTATGGGTGTACTAGCTGCTAAAGACAAGCAACTAGCAGAAGCTAAAGCATTTGCTACAAAAGCAAAAACTCTTGCAGAATCAGCAAACAAAGAGAAATCACGTTTAGTTGAATCAGCACGTAGAGAAAAGATTATGAACTCGCTAGTAGCGCCTTTGGGCAATGACCAGCGTGAGATTATGACAGACTTACTGGAATCAGTACAAACCGATAGACTTCAAAAGTCTTTTGATAAGTACTTACCATCGGTTATCGACGGAAATACTCCAGCAAAGCGTAAGGCAACACTTACAGAAGGCACAGAAGTAACAGGCAACCGTACAGAACAAACAACAATGACAACTAAAGCAGACGAATCAAACCATAATGTCTTAGACATTCGTCGTCTTGCTGGATTAAATTAAGGAGATTATGATGTCAGAACTACTAGAATCACGCTGGGTAGACACCAAAAATGCTCTTCTTGAAGGCCTGCAAGGCAACAAGAAGTCTGTTATGGCTGCTACACTAGAAAACACTCGCAAGTATCTTTCGGAGAGTGCAACAGCAGGCGCAACAAGTGCAGGTAACGTAGCAACACTTAACCGTGTTATCCTACCAGTTATCAGACGTGTTATGCCAACAGTTATTGCTAACGAGCTAGTTGGCGTACAACCAATGACTGGTCCAGTTGGACAAATTCACACGCTACGTGTTCGTTACAGCGACACTAACGATGCAACAGGCTCAGCTAACGATGTAACAGCAGGCGAAGAAGCTCTAAGCCCATTTAAAATTGCTGAAGCATACTCAGGTGACGGCACTGCCGGCAAAGCTGCGTCAACTGCTGCACTAGAAGGTGCTGCTGGACGTAGAATGTCAATCCAAATCTTGAAGCAGACAGTTGAAGCTAAGACACGTAAATTGTCAGCTCGCTGGACGTTTGAAGGTGCACAAGACGCACAGTCAATGCACGGTATTGATGTTGAAGCAGAAATCA